CATCGCGTAGTTTGACAGAATCGTTGATCATTTCTGCGGACTTGACGATGGTTGTTTCTAGTTGGGCACGTTTCTGGCGTCCCAATTCAATGGCAGCAACGATACCTTGGTTTTGTGCAACCAGACTTTCAGCCAGTTTGGTAACAGATTCGACAGCGACTGTCGGGCTTTGGGCAATTCTTTCCATCTGCGGAATCACTTCCTTACTGGTTTCAGCTAACATCTGAAGGGCAGCATTATTGGCATTGACAATGGCATCTGCCACGACACCTGATTTCATGGATTGTTGCAAAATACCAAGTTGGGCAATAGAAAGCTTCATTGTTGGAATCGTATTGCGACGAAGCATGCCCAATTTTTGGCGCATATCAGATGACACCTTCACAAGATTGCGCATCTGAGGTGTTGTTGCCCAGGCCACATAGAGACGGCTGACATACTCAGTGTGCTGTTGTTCGAGTGTATTGACCACTTCAGCCATGCGGGCCAATTCTTGTGATTTGGTTTGGTATTCTACCGTACTTGTATCGAGTTGGTCAACTTGAGCCTTCAATTCTGCAGCGCGATTGCCAGCTTCTGTCTGGCTGGCTTCGATAAAGGAAATCACTCCCACTAGATTTTCAATGGATTTGGTATTGTCCTCAATCAACATCTCAGCTGAAACGATATTTCGAGCTAAGACATCTTCTTGCTTGACCACTGCAGCTGCCATACCATCGAGCTTTTGCTCCACTGTTTTTGAGTCAAAGTAAAATTCTTGTAGGGTATTCTTGCTCTTGTTAAACAATCGTTGCAAAAAGTTTGGCTTCTCTTCTAACTCAGCAATTTCAGCGTTCTTGTATTTGACTACAAAGCCTTGCAACTCACGGTTGGTATTCTTGAGAAGATCATCCACTTGGGGAATCTGCAGTTTCTTTTGCTCTGACAAGATACGATTAACCGTATTGTTGACACCTTCTACAGCAGATTGTCCAAAATCCAAAAGAGCATTTTGATTTGTGACAAACTGGTCTACCAACTGGGGCACGTGCGCCTTGATTCCTTCTTGCTGCTCAGGGCTCAACTTTTCAAGGAAGGTCAAGGTCTTGTCTGAGCCAGTATTAGTCTCGATGATTTGGGTTGTTTTATCCACCTTAGCTACCGTATTATTGGCAATCTGGTCAATATCAAAATTAAATTCTGTCATGGTTACTCCTTTGTTTCTAACCTAGTCTTTACGATCTTTTTCTAGGATACGCAGACTGATATCAAAATCACGCATATCTGTTTCATTGAGTTCTCTCAGGACTTGGTCCAGCTCAAGATCAAATTGTTCGATGGCTGCTTTAGCTTGTTGCAAACGTTCTTCTGCCCGATTATAGTTCTTCGGATTGGCCTTAATCTTTAAATAGCCTTCTAAAATCGTTTTGAATTTCTCCATCTTCAAACTATGAATGGCCGTCAATTCTTCCTTATCCCCCTCGGCAGACGTTGCAATCTTGTCTAAAATGGCCTGATGGTCAATGGCAATATTGGCCAAGGTCTGGGATAATTCTGGAGCTAATTCCTCTGGCTCCGCATTCTCAAGATCTACCTGACTTTCTCTATCCAAACGTTCTAGCTGAACATCGATGTTTGCCCTTACTGTACGAACCTTTTTGTCAATACGGTTGTAGATATCAGCATCGATATAGGACTTGAGACGATCCGCCTCCTGATGGATTTCCCTCAGTTCGATTAATACTTGATTGGCCAGACTCTTATAGGACTCTGAGCCTTTTTCTACTAAAGTTCCCTCTAATTGCTGAATATCCTTGTCCGCCTGACGAATCCGAGCTTTTAAAAGCTCAATCCGATCATCGAGCGAACGATCCTGCAAAAGAGGATAGCGCCAACGTTTATAGAGGCGATAACCACCATAGCCTAGCAGGACACAAGCCGCAAGCGGAAGAGCATATTGAACCAAAAGGCCCAATAAGAACAAGAAACCCCAAAAATAGAGACAGCCTTTCCAAAAACCATTACCTGATTTCATAAACATTCCTTATTTTCAATTTATAAGTCTATTTTAGCACAAAAGACAAAAATGAGGGCGGAAATCCCCTAGAAAAGAGTTTATTTCTTTGCTGTAGAATGGAACTTGGTAGCGCGTGTGCTAATTTCAGTGAAGCGGACTCAAACCACAAACACACTCTGAGTAATATTAAAACAAAAGCTTGAAATATCAGAGGGATTGTGTTAGAATGAACTTACAATGTGAGTAAAGTTACAGCATATGTAACTAAAAAAGCCCCACCGTGCCACCGATGGGGTTTTTTGCTACCCTCTAAAAGGGTTAACCATTACTTCTTACGTTTCTTAAGCCATAACTTGAAAAGCTCAGATAACACGTTAATAAGTAACGGAGCTAGAAACACTGTGAGTAAAGTTTCTAACATATGTAACACCTCCCTTCCTTAAAGTGAGGGGGCCAAAATATTATATCATACCAGATTTATATCATCAACATCGCGTCATTATTGGCATAGATAGACTCAGATACACAAATAACCTTACTAACAAATCTCTATACAAATCCAGAAATCAACGTTTTAAGACAAAGCAAAAAGCCCACTGTTGTAGGCTTTCTGTAAGATATATCTTAAAATTAAAGCATTTTGTTATCTTGCAGTGATTAGGTATAGAAAAACAGACCTAAGCCTGCTCTAAATCTAACTTGATTTTCTCAAAAACGATTAAATTCAAATAAGTTGAGAAAACATAAAGGGTAACAAAAAAGGACTTAAAATGATGAGTTCAGCAGGCAAGTAAATTGCACCTGTCAAAGGTGCTTTTTATTTTGCTACTCTTATATTACAAAAAGCACCATACGGTGCTTTTTCTTTTATTACTCTTTCTCTTCAAGGTTTTTATCATCTCTTGATTTACTCTTCAAAAATACACCAATATAAGCTACAGCACTTGTGAATAAGATACCTAACCCTTGTATATTTTTGTTGTTATAAATAAGGAACATCGAACCTATTACAATTATTATTCCTATTATTCCGGCAAAAATGACACCCAAAAGAGCATCTCTGTTATTTGCAGTAACAACTTTTTTCTCTAAATCCATACGGTGTGTAGACTGTTGTTCCGCCATTTTCATTATTCTATCTGCACCGTTAGGAATTGAAGCATTAAACTCCTTTAATAGATGTGGAGGAGGAATTGGCCCTGAATAACTCATGCTTTCAACACGTTGAGCTATCAGTTTATCTGTGACTTCTTCCCGAACATCTATTGGTTGTTTTTCGATGAACTCTGTAACTTGATGAGCCGTTGTAAGGTTAGATGTAGAATTAGGGTTGGAGCTAGGCTTGTGCTTTGGCTTCTTTTTTGAATTGCTCATAAGCCCCCCTGATATCATTACCAATCATAAACCAATCATTAAAAATAGCTTTTTTATCAGCTTCATCACCAGAGCGTGATGTATTGTAAACTCTCTTGTTTCTTGTGGATGCAATATCAAGAACTCTGGATACTCCTGATAAAAAATCATTTTCAGCCACTAGAAAAGTTGTCTTCTTATTCATGATTTGCCTCCTAGTAAAAATATTGTACGAATCAAAATCAATCCATACTATATCAAGTATACACTTTTTAAAAAAATTTGTCACTACTTTAATTCAACTTTCTAAAAAAGATTAAAATATACATACTTACTAATTCAACATTTAAAATGTACATTCTTTCTCCCTCCTACTTTATTATTCGTAAAAGTAAAAGAAAAGCACTTAGACTTCTCTAGGTGCTGGAATAGGCGGGACGGGAATTCCCCGCTTTTCAGATACCCAAAGGGTGCGTAGTTCCCGATATTTCTCTACTTCTATTCTTATCCATATTATATACCTTTTCTAACACTTTTCAACCACAAAAGGACAATCATTCGTGCTTTTTTTATTACCTAATAATACTATCATACCACATCTGGAATACACACTCAATTATTAGCAATCCCTCTCGGTTTGCAGTATAATGATGGAAAGGTGGGTTGATACCCACGGTTCACCAAAAAGACTGGTTTGGCGAGTTTATGGAGGAGGGATTTATATGGATAAATCAAAAGATACATGGGAAATTGATGGATATTTATGGTTACATTGTCCCGTTTGCGGAACTGAGGTTATGGACTATGATATCTGCGACGTCTGTCAGTGGCAAAATACTGGTATTATAAATATCGATGGTGGCCCGAATAAGATGACTCTAGCTGAAGCCAAAGAAGCGTATGTTAAGGGAATTCCAATAATATAACAGACTATAGTACCACGAAAGGAGAGACTGATGGAACTTATAAGATTTAATAACAAGGTTGTCAGAATCACCGATATTGATGGCCAAATATTTGAAGGTGTAGCTCTTTACGAAGACAAAGATGTCCACGATGAAGAATTTGATGGGTTATCTGTTAATTCTGGAACCAGATGGATAAAACTCTTTGAAGATGAAATCAAGGAAATTGAAATTACTGATAAAATCAACCAGTCAAAAAACCCTTAGATTCGTTGCTAAGGGCTTTTAGTTTATCCGTGGTGATTTAGTTATCCAGTACGAAACAAAGCAAAATAGGGGGGTGAATATGAAGCCTCAGCCTACTTATACACTTCTAGCTCTCCGTTCTGGTGGATTCTCGCAAAGTTTAAGACGGCTATCTGTTTGTATCGGTGGTAGCTAGTGGAGCTAGTACCTGCCATCTCTACGCATTCACTCATTGTTTTCTTTCTCATATAGCAATAATGGATAATAAAGTATTTTCTGGCTCGTTTGTTCTCTATGCTGTTGATGTCGTGGGCGAATATCTCCAACCCCTCACGGATTGCCTTTTCATGCTTGCTAGTCAAATTCCACTGATCAGGTAAGACAAGCCTCCAAGCCTCTTCATCTATCGTAACTTGGTTTTCACTTCCTGCCATCCTCTGGAAACGTAGAAAGTAAGTTATCCGCTCTCTGACGTTCATCATCGTTTTGAAGTTATCCAGCTCCATTAGTTCGCTCCCTTGTGATATAATAATATTATTGAGATTATAGCTGAGGCGGAGCGCCTTGGCTTTTTTTGTATTCTAAGGCTTTTCCTTTTGAATCTCATCTTTCCAGACAGATTCAACCGTTGCGGCTATAGCCTCTATAAATCCATCATCCTTAACTGGAGTTTCTTGATGGATGTTACTCTTAATCACACTGATTTCTGCTCGCAACTTCTCGTCCAGCAACTCCAAATCACGAAAAGCGCTATTATTCATCCCATGCAAAGCAGAAAGAAAGGCATTAAAATTACTAGATCTCAATCCACTTTCGATAATTTCAGATTTAGCTTTATTTTTTAGCCATTCATACTCATTAAAAGCCTGCTCCCTTGACCACAAAGCACGGTTTGAAAACTCTTTTAATAACTCTCTGTACCTTGTATTAACCTTATACTCTTTCAGCAACTTACTAGCCCTTGAATCTATCGTACTATCAGTCATCTTTTGGGCGTTATAAGCCTCTTTATATGCTTTTCTTTGAGATAGTCCAGCCACTAGTCCTTGGACAAATTTTTCTTGTCTCTGCGTTAACTTATCTGTCACATTAGTTCACCTCCTTAAGCGACAAAAAGGGGAAAACTCCCCCTTGTCTTAAGCGTTATCTTACTCTTGCTCAGCTTTTAATACTGATTCTTCTACGTTGTAGTCAATGATTGCACCGATAGCGTCCCCATCTTCAATGTATTTAAAATTATAACGCTCGTACTCTGGATGTGCTTGCTGGTGTTCTTCCATTAGTTTAAAGAGTTCTACAATCGTTGGTACTGGTTCAATTTTGTGTCTAATTTGTCTCTTCATCTTTTAAAAACGCCCTTTCACATCGTTGTAAGTATTTCCGAAGGCTCGCACATAAACTTCTCTTAAGAATGGTTCAACTGGATAGACTGGTTCGTATCTAACCCTTCCATCGGCTGGCGAAATAATAGATCCCCCTGTGCTGAAAGTAAACTCTCTCTTACCTTTTCCAACTTTGTAAACCATAGCATGGTAAAGGGCTTGAAGTTTATCTGAATCTGCTCTAAATTCGTCATCGATCTGGTCAATCTCTCGTAGCAAATCCACGGCTTTATCATAAAGCGCCTTATGCTTTTTGTCAACCGTTGAATCTAGTTCATCGATTTTTGTCTTAAAATCTTCAAGACTCATAAGTGTTTCATTGTGCAAGTCTTCCAGCTTTTTAGCATTCTTTTTTAATTTACTTTCAGCAATCCATAAGTTATCCTTGGCATTGCGTAGCTTGTCTTTGTCTACTTCATCAACCGCTTCATCATATTCACGTTGGGCTGTCGCTTGGTCTTGAAGCAACTGTACTTTTTCTCGTTCAGCCTCAGCAATCGCATTTTCGTTTTGTGTGATCAATGCGTTCACTTCCTTAGTGATTTTATCCAGTGCTTTATCCATTTTTTGGGCTAATTCTTGGCGCTTTTGCGCTTGTTCAATGTTGTTTGTGTTTTGTGTTTCTGCCATCTTATTCTTTCCTTTTCTATTGTTTGATTAAGTTTAGAGTGCTAGATCCAGTCACGGGGTCTCTATTGTAGTTCATCTGCTTACATCCTTTCCACTCTATTCCTCAACTTCTTCATCTATTGGATTTTCTTCATTCTTGAAAACCTCACAAATGCGCTTAAAGTTGATATCTAAGCTGTTATCCTCCAAATACTCAGCGATAAGCGTTCCGTTTTCCTTATATCTTAGTTTAATAGCTGGCACTAGATAAGTACCTCTCATAAACCCAAATAACGCTAGTCCTGCTATTTGTGCGTCTTCTAGGTCTCCAAATTCATAAGTAAATGTATGTTTAGGTGCTGTTTCTGAAAATGCTTTTAATGTCATGTTGTTTTTCCTCTTTCTGTTTTAAGGGTGTCACTAGTAGTTACACCATTGCAAGGGGGTCGGTACTATCTACCCCATTTTTTCAATTCTTCATAGTTTGTACGCTTACTGTTTTCTTTTTACGCTTGATTTTGCAAGTGTTCAAAATTTGGAGTCAATCATATCAAGGGTTTTAGCCTTATTTTGTACACTTAGTACACTTAGTACATATAAAATTAAATCGTGTATAGATTTAACGTTAAATCTTATAAAATGTTAAAAGAAAAAAACTTACCGTACCAAGTGTACAAGTGTTCAAAACCCTTGGCGCTCTAAGGGTTACGACAGGAACGCTTCATTTACCAAGCGTACCAAGTGTTCTTCTACTCGATTATTTTCTTGCTTTCTTGTTAAAGTAGCCACGTTCAGTTTTAGGTTTTAACCTTTTCTCAGGTCTTTCTCTACCATTAACATAGTTCAAATTGGCATAAGGCGCTAAATCATCTTTAGGGAAAAAACCAGAATGAAATTGTCTTCCAGACGCTATCACTTTCTTTCCAGCGGTTATCCATTCAGGTAGATTACTTTTAATCTCTTTATGTAACCCTGTCTCGGTCTTGTGCAATTTCACTCCATAATACTCTGTAAAACCTTTCCAATTATGGAAAACAAAGCTATTCGGTAAAAATTCACTTGCTAGATTGTCCGAAAAGAATGAGGTCACAAAAGCTATAATCGGGTTGTTATCTTCATGGTATTCTTGCAAAATCTCCTTTGATTTTTCTGGTGTGATGTCCTTGGTCGGTGTTTCAAGTGCTATGCGTGTGAGATACTCCAATACCTCTTTCCTGTTGATATAGTCCTCTTTGATTGCCTTGTTTGGCTTCCCTTTAAAGACTTTGGTAAATGGTAGAATCTTAAACCGCCTATCAATTGCAGATCTATCTCCGTTCATTCTTGGTAAACCATTGGATGACTGGATAATAGTCATGTTCAAACGTAGACTGTAAGGGCGTTTCCCTTTGTCCTCTATGGTCATGATATCCCCAGTAGCAAGACTAAACATATTTGAAGTGTCTTTGATAACTGCGTCCTTTTGCACGTCGTCTCCGATGACTAGGGTCTTTCCTAGCAAAATGGAAGTAGAAAAACGGCTTTTATCGAACTCAGTTATCTTGAGACTTGCAACATTTTCCATGCCTACCAAGTTAATAAGTAGTTGCTGAAAAGTTCCTTTACCAGTCCCACCCTCTCCATAAAGCCAAAAGATGTTTTTTAAGGTTTTACCTGTGATACTTGCTTTAATAATCTGAATGGCTAGATCATATAGTTCTTGGTCATTATCAAACAATTCAGCAAGCCATTTTGTAGGCTTCCAGCCGTTTATAGTAGGCTCGTAGGCTTCAGGGGAATACCTCGTACGTATTTTTCGAGTTACGATTACAGTGGGATTTAAGGGTTCAAATATCTCTTTTTTTGAGTTATAAAGCTGATTTCCAATCACCGTATATTCATTTTGGATGGATTTCAAAGGGCTATGCCTTGAGATTTTGTAAAGAGTATCAAATGCCTGTTTTTCAGTCGTATCAGGGCGAACGGTTGCGATTAAATCCTGTAATAGTTCATTATCTTCAACCCACACCCCTTTATCTGGATGATAAAAATACAAGGGCGCTTTTTGCCCCTGTGCCTCTGGTCTGATTCTAACGAATCGGATATACTTCCTCAGAAAGTTAGCAACCCCCAAAGGCTTGGACGGCCTGCTTTTCCCTAAATTTTGACACTCATTGGCCAAAAACCTTTGTATCCCTTTAAACGATGTCAGATAGCTTTCTGGCTCTCCTATCGGCTTAGTTTGTTGTTGCTTATCTTCTTCAATGATTTTATTTACAATTTCATTGCTACTCAAAAGCCACCTCCTTATAAAATATTCTAGCTACTTCTAAAAAATAACTGGCTAGGTCTTTCCCCTTAACGATTGCTGAAAACAAGTCCACCAACTGACTAAAACTGTAGCCATTTACAAATAGCAGTCGGACAAAGAGTGAAGTCTCATATCTGGTATAAATGCCATTACAAATCAGGTCAAAAATCCAGCCTTTTAACTCCACTCCAAGCCCTTGCCGTTGCTCAGTCAATTTGTTTACCTCTAATTCTTTTAGGATTGTCAGCAAGTCAGGACTGGTCAAAGCAATATCTAAATCTCTGACCAATTCCCAGCCCTCTACTGCCTCATTTTCTTCTTTAATAGACACATATAAGCCTTTATATTGAAAACTCGTCAAAGCCTCGTCTACAGGCTCATAATAGGTAAATTTGTAGTGTTCCCCATTCTTCCATACTTGAGTAGGATTTGACTTGAGAAAGCCAAATAGGGGCATTTTCTCAACTGATATAGTCAACTCAATTATTCTCATTACACCTCCTAATCTACTGCAAGAAAATTGTAAATATCACTCTTACGGTAATAGATTTTCTTACTGTTTTCAAAAGGCGACTGGAACTGTTTCAAACCATGCTTTTCCCAGTTGTTTAAAGTGGTTCCGCTAATACCTAGTTTCTCTAACACCTCAGGTCTAGAAATTATGTCCCAATTATCATCACGTTGCTTTTCCAGTTCCATCCTTTTACGTAAATGATCATCAATCTTTCCCAGAAACTCAAGTTCTGTTTCTCTTGAAAATAGTTGCATATTACACCCCTTTCTAATTATGAATCTTACCAGCAAGCTGGATATAACGGCCGTAGTAAGGGTTCAAATCCCCTCTAGGTGTTTCTATCGTCTGTTGGTTTTCTCGCTCAATTTGGGCGCTTTTTTTACGGTCTCGGTGGTTTAGATAAAGCAATAAGCCAATCAATACCACCATGAAGATTACCGACTGTGTATTGGTCAAATCTAATTCATTCATTGTTATCCTCTCCATTCCTTAGCTATTCTATAAAGCAAGCTATCTTCTTCATTCTCCAACTTGGCCAAGTCTTGCTTAATCAGCTCCAGCACATACTCACTAACTGCCATGTAAGTTGCTTTATGGTTTATAGTTTTCATGGTCTTATATAAAGCTTGCTCTAATACTGTGTATCTGGTATTTAAAAAACGTCCTACCCTTTGGAAATATTTCCCAATAGATACCCTAAAATCAACACCATCCAACCGATATAGCAAGTTATGGATGTTCGCCCTGATAAGTTCATCATGGCTTTCTGTTACTTTTTTCCATTCGGATGCTTCACCATTGGTTGATACCACTAAAAGATCTATCTCCCTTAAAATACCCTTGTATTTTTTATCTACTTCATGATATGTTTCACTTCCATCTAGGGCATAGCTTTTACGGATTCGTTCCAATTCCTTAGCATGACGATATAAACCAGTTCCGTATAAGTCCTCAATCTCCAGTGTTATATTATCTATTTTCATCTTTCTCTTGCTCCAATTCTCTGATATACATTTCAATAGCATTGACTAGATTTTCCTTTGTCTTGATAAGACAATCATAAGCAAGGTTAAAAATAGCGCCCTGTGTGTCGTATTCCAAAGTTAAAAGCATGGTTTTTTCTTTGTTGCTTATGTTTTTACTGAAAAAGTGAAAAGTAGCCCCCAAGGCGTTTTCAGCGGTATTAAGTCCTAAAGTTAAATTATCTAGTTCATCTAAAATATTTCTCATATCTTCTTTTGTCATTGTTTTTTCCTCCGTTGGCCTTTTAATTGTCGTTTCCTATACAGTATTAGCACCACTCCAAACGCTGGGCAATTGCCCCAAGTTGGCGAACGCTTGTAGTGATGTTTCGTGGGTAATCACCCACATTTTTGTTAAACAAGTGCCTAGACTCGCCGTGTAAGCACTCGATATTCAAAATCTTTCCTAATTGCTTGCCTGCTATTTGATTTTGTTAGTTTTTCTTAGTTTTGTTATTTACTCATAAATCTCTGACAACTCTTTGTAGATGTCATCTGGTATTGCTCGCATTGCTTTCTGTTGCAATTCAATCGCCTTGGTCTTGTCGTTGTCCTTACTGGTGTTTGACTCAATGATTCCAGTTAAGGCTAAAACTTGTCTGAAATATAAATCCATCTTCAAACGTTGACCAGCGCTGACCTCTTCTTTTGTTTCCTGCTTGCTTTTTAGTAGGGAAATCTCACTAAACTCCCCTTCTTCTACCTTGTAGTCAATAACCTTACGGTAACGCCAATTTGATAAACGTCCCTTGATGGCTTTTTCTGACCAAGTTGGTAAAGTGTCTAGTATTAAATCTAGTGTGATAATTCCATTTTTTTCCTGTATGTTTCTTAGTATTTCTTGTGTAAATACCTGTTTCCCCATTGTTTACCTTGTCTTTCTATGCTATAATCAAGGTACGTTAAAAAACGTATCCTTTTCATCCAGTCGCTTGCTCTCCTCGGTCAAAATTTGAGCAAGTGACTTTTTTGTTGTTTCAAATTCCTAAAAAATCCGCAACCTCTTTAGCAGTAAAAACTCCAGTTGGGTTTGGTTCAATATCATCTTCCAATACTTTAAAATGTAAGAATGGTTTTGTTTCGTAGCTTTCGCCTTTTTCGTAAAGTGCTTTAATACGGTCAAATAGTTTTGTCAATGCAACGTCACTGGTGTACTCAACAATGATTTCACCGTGTCCATTGTAATTTGTCTCTTCAACATTGGTAATCATACGAATTTCTTCGCCCAATGCTCTAGCGATACCGTGGTTAGTTGTTTGTGCTTGATATACTTGTGTGTTGTTCATGTTATTTTCTCCATTCTATATTCTAGGTCGGATATTTCTTCCGAGCAGGTCAATCCCCAGTGGTAAAGCACCACATGAGAAATCTGTAAATGTAAAATAGTATTGCGATTGGTTCGCTCCTTTCTAACTATAAAACAGCTCATCTATGGTTATATTTGGTTCGATTTCTGCAACCATAGACTTGATCGCTAGGCGCTCTTTGTCATTAAAAGCGGTCTTTTTTGTCTCTTTGTTATTATAAGACTGCAAAGAAATATCTAGCTTATCTGCCATCTGTTGTTGAGTTAGTCCTAACATAACCCGATAGCCTCGTAGTTTGCTCATATGTTTACTCCTTTCTAAAAATGTTCCTCCATAAATAGATTGAAAGTGTGAAAGGTCGGAGGATTTGTATCCGTTTCGGATAACTATGTGTTAATTATATATCCATTATTGTTACTTGTCAACCGTTTTTTTGATTTTTTTGTAACATTTCTTGATACTTTTCTAAAAATTAGATATAATCATCTATGAAAGGTGTGATAAACATGAATAGACTGAAAGAATTAAGAAAACAAAAAAAGCTAACCCAACAGGAATTAGCTAATGAAATATCTGTGTCAAAAATCACCGTCTTACGATGGGAAAATGAAGAACGTCAAATAAAGACAGATAAAGCCCAACAACTAGCTGACTACTTCAAGGTAAGCGTTGGATATCTGCTGGGATATAGTAATGATCCCAAAATATATGATGACGAAATTGTAATGGAACCTGAAGAAGGGTTGATTGTAGTACACTCTAGAGAGAGATACGACAAAGAATATCAAGAAAGAATGTTTAAAGATTTCGTTACATTTTTCCGTGATAACATTATCTTTATCAGCGATAATGAAATTTTGTCTCTATATTCTATGGTGCAGGCTGCCAATCTCAATAATGCTACACCAAGAGGCAGACAGTTTACCGATTTGATTTTTTCTGATAATGACGAATCAAAACAAATAATTGATGATTACTCATTAGTTTTCGGTAATGAGTTTGCTAGAAACGATTTAGAGGAGCAAATCCATGGTTATATCTATGATGAAACAAAATCTAAAGAAAAAACCGAAAAACTCTTGAAAGTATTACAATCGGCATATGGCGAACGCGACTACCTAGAGTAGGGTTACCATCATCAAAGTCGTAAGTCTATATAGATAAAACTCCCCCACATTCGCCAATAGCAACCCTATTTCTAAGGTCTATCGTGCAAAAACAGGGGAAATCGAAGAATAGAAAGCCAATTTTACAGACTAAAGCGCAAAAATAAGCGAAATTGACAAATAGAAAGGGGAATTATGACCTACTCACAAAACTATCTGGACGATATACTGGTACGCATGGCCTACCATTCTAGCGGTATTGAAGGGAACACTATCTCTCTACCCGAAACTGTCAGCATTATCTTAGAAAGCACCTTACCACGCAACGGCAAAAGTATTCGTGAGTTTTATGAGATTGAAAACCATAAACAAGCCTTTTCTTATCTCTTGGACTCATTGGCAAACCATCAAGCCCTTACTGTGGGGCTGGTTCAAGATTTTCACGCCTTATTAGTGGATAGACTGCAACACGATAGAGGACGATTTAAACAAGTTCAAAATGCTATTATCGGGGCAGAATTTCAAACAGCTAGCCCAGCAGAAACACCCTACCTGATGACACAATGGGCGGATAATACTGCTTATCGCTTAGATCATGCTCATGATGAAAAAGAAATCTTAGAGATTTTAGCAGATACCCACATTCAGATTGAACGGATTCATCCATTTAGCGACGGTAACGGCCGTACTGGTCGCCTGGTACTCATGTACCTAGCTATGAAGTATCTAAACGCTCCTATCATCGTCTCAAAAGACTCAAGGGCGCATTATATGGAACTCCTAGCAAACCAAGACGTAACTGGACTAGCTGACCTCTTCAAAGAATCACTGGACTACGAAAAAACACGGATGGAACAGTTTTAAAGCGATAAAACTCTTGAAATACCGAGGCTTTTTAAATCCCATATAAGCCCCATATCCGCCTTATTTCCTACTCTGGTATTATTTACCGTCTGACTGCTTAAAATTGAAAATAGGGTCATTCTCGTAGCCCCTCGCATGGTATAAACTCAAAACCTTTTCTAATTGCTTGCCTGCTGATGGAAAAGGAGTAAAAACCATGAAGATTACAGAATACAAAAAGAAAAACGGGACTATCGTATACCGAGCAAGCGTGTATCTTGGAGTTGATAAACTTACAGGGAAAAAGGCTAGAACTACAGTTACAGCCAAAACAAAAACAGGCGTTAAAATCAAGGCAAGAGAGGCCATTAACGCTTTTGCAAACAATGGATATAGTGTTAAGGAAAAACCGACCATTACAACCTATAGGGAGCTGGTCGCTTTATGGTGGGAGAGTTACAAGAATACAATCAAGCCTAACTCCCAGCAATCCATGGAGGGGATTGTGAGACTTCATATTTTGCCCGTATTCGGTGATTACAAGCTAGACAAGCTCACTACTCCCATCATTCAGCAACAAGTCAATAAGTGGGCTGACAAGGCCAATAAAGGCGAAAAAGGGGCATATGCAAACTATAGCTTCCTAAACAATATAAACCGCCGTATTCTCCAGTATGGCGTGACTATGCAAGTGATCCAGCACAACCCAGCTAGAGATGTCATTATCCCACGTAAACAACAAAATAAAGAGCATAAGGTAAAGTTTTTCAGCAATCAAGAACTAAAACAGTTTCTAGAATACCTAGATAACCTAGACTTGTCTAGCTATGAAAATCTCTTTGACTACGTGCTTTATAAAACATTGCTGGCTAGTGGGTGCCGTATCGGTGAGGCTTTGGCTCTTGAGTGGTCTGATATTGACCTTAAAAAAGGCATTATCAGCATTTCTAAGACTCTGAATAGATACCAAGAAACAAATACACCTAAGTCTAAAGCAGGTCTAAGAGAGATTGATATAGACAAGGATACAGTTTCCCTACTCAAGCAATATAAAAAACGTCAACAAGTCCAGTCATGGCAACTAGGACGGTCTGAGGGTATTGTATTTACCCCTTTTACCACAAAATACGCCTATGCTTGTCTACTAAGAAAGAGACTACAAGGCCACTTTAAAAGCGCTGGTGTTCCTGATATTAGTTTCCACGGCTTCCGACACACTCACGCTACAATCATGCTATATGCTGGCATAGAAGCCAAAGACTTACAATACAGATTAGGTCACTCTAATATCTCTATGACTTTAAACACTTATGTCCACGCTACCAAAGAGGGAGCAAAAAAAGCCGTCTCAATCTTTGAATCGGCTATTAGCAATCTATAAATAATAAGGGTGTCCCATTTTGGGGCTACCCTCTTACTATACCTAAAATTGGTTAAGGGTAACTAAAAGGGTAGTAAAAACAAAAAAAGCACTAAGGGAAAGCGCCCCAAAGTGCTTAATATCAAGGCTCCAAAGCCTATCTGATTCAATAAAATATTACAACATTTTGTTGTAGAATAGATTTAGTATAAATTACACTTTGGTATGCTTTATAAATATTGATTCTGTAGTGTTTTTAGAATTTACATATTAAATAAAATAGATTAAACTTTACTCCAAGGTGGACAAAAAGGAGTACAAATTTCATGGTAATGAGTTCAGTAGGCAAGTAAGAAGTACCGCTTAGGTACTTTTTATTTTACTCTACTTATCTTGTAGATTAAAGTTGTATTTTTGCATTTACTTTAGTTGAAAATTATTAGAAAATATTAACTAATATATATGTAATTATGGTATAATTAGGGTAGTGTTTAACAATATTTTAAACATAAATATAAAGGTAAATTCGCAAACTAAGTTCCACCGCTAGTAGAAGTGGAAGTTAGTCTGATAAAAATCCTAAAAACCAGTGGAAATCCGTGTCAGGGTAAGTTCCAC